GCGACTGGGTGTTTAATCAATTCGATCTTATGTAGATCTTTAAATTTCTTCTCGTCGCCACTTTTCGGCTGGGCGATTTCTGAGAGAATATCTTTAAAGTTTTTCATTGTTAAGTCCCTATTTTATTTGATATTATTTTTTATTTATATTAAAATGGATTACCTGAGTCCATATCTTCGTCGCCTTCAGGTGCCGCCGCTTTTTCTGCTTCCATCTGATCCGTCATTTCATTAAATTCTTCTTCTGACATTTGAAGAACATTTCTTATTACCCATTCTCTTGAATAATATTTTCCAATTTGTTCTTCAACATCTCTAAGAGTATTTAATCTTTCTCTTAAAATTTCAGCATTTTTCAATTCGTCATAATAACTATCTCTAGCAAAATCATAACGAATATCATTTCTAATTTCATCGAACTCTTCAGGTGTTAAAATACCTTTAAGTACCAATTGTTTTTCTAGCATAATAGTAAATATCCAAGAAAAACGTGATCTGATACGTTTAATAAACTTTCCAAACTTTAACTCGTCTCTGGTAATTTCAGATGTTCTACCAAAGTTCGCCATTGTTTCAGGCTCTAAACGCGTTAAAGGTACTTTCAACGCTTTATATAATTTACGTTGAAAATACGTCATGTTTTCGTCGTTGCTTAAACCTTGAGCACTACCACCTGCTAATGTATCAACCTCTGTGGTACGCTCACCGCCTCGACGTGGGAACCAAAAGTCCTCAGTCATTGTCAACATTTTACGAGAATCTGTAATCTCACCTGTTGACGAATTATATTGAAGTTTATTCTTATGGCGAGTCATCATATCTCTAAGATATTGTTCCGCCTTATTCTTAGGTAAATTACCTACATCAATATAAAAAATTCTTCTTTCAGGAGCTCTAGTCAATGTATAAATGACTGTTGCGTCCTCCAGCATTCTTAACTGATTCAATGGCTTAATTGCTGGATGTAAATGAGATAATACTAAACTATTATTCTCATTCATCAATCCTGAAGTAACTCTAGCAATAGAGTCCTTCGCAATCCTAAAACCAACAGTTGAACCGCTGACACTAGTTGCTCCAAATCCGTTTTCTGAATACATATAGTATTCATTTTTTACTTTCTTGACTGGAGCACCTGAATGCTTGTCTTTAACTTTCTTATCCATTTCTCGGATAAGTTTGAGCTTACGAGGATCACAATAACGTAATTCTTGTATGCCACCTTTTAAGTTCTCTGGATCGATGACGATATGATAGTTCAATCTACCATCGATATAGAACTTATAAAACATATCATAACCTTGGTTAGAAATATCTAATAAGGTTAAGATATTATGAAATTCATCAACAATTTTATCTTTAACTTTGTCTGGTAAATCTGTTTCTCCCAGACTAATGTCAACTACACTTTCATCTAATTCAATTGAAATGGCTTCGTTAACAATATCATCAACAGCTTGTGCAATTTCTGGTTGCAATGCCATCTGTCTGTACTTAGTGATAAGTTCAGATTCCGACTTAGCGGAACCTTCCATATCAAGTAAAGTACTATAAAAACCACCGAGCGAATTACCACTAACGGTAATCGCCCCATCATCGTTTTGAGGTTCGACAAACGAAAGAGCTCTTTCATCTACTTTTTCGTCTTCTGGCCTCTTTATTTCAAAGCCAAATATTTTCATTCTATATACCTATAAATTATGTAGTTGGAATTCCAGTTGTTCCTTCAACTCTCCAGAAGTCGTATTGGAACGTAACTGTAAATTCTTCAATTGTATCTGTTGTACCCCAATCCATTTGGATTTGATCAATAGTCACTGGGTACAATCCTTCAAACACATAAGATCTAATTGCGTCTCCGTCTTTACTATATTGTGTAATTAAACCATTTGATTTATAATCAGCTGGAAGTGATCTTAAATTGCCATCATGTGTATTAATAGCGTTTGACCAAGCTTCCATAGCGTTTCTAACGAGGAAATCTTCATCGTTAATAACTGTTACTGTCCAATCTTCAAACGTCCTGTCTCCGGCATACTTAACCTGACGGCCAAAATATGGTGCTGTAAAAGAACCCAATGAAGAGCCGGGGATACCCGCGGCTCTTACCATGAAAGGAACTTTAAAGTCGGCTTCAGGAGCAACAGGGTTTAAGATTTGAACCTGGAAAAGAGTTGGACGAGCGCCACCACCAACAAGTTGGGATTTGAACTCGTTAATATTAAATGCCATGTTCGTGTTCTCCTATTTTCTTAATTATTTATTAACCAATTGAGCCAACAATTTCTTCAAATTCAACACCACTTCTTGTTGCAACAAATGTTAATTCAATAACATTTATGCTTCTAGCAGGCTTGATAAAGATATTTGCTCTAAATTTACCAGCATCCACGATTTCAGGAGTGTTTACTGTTGTATCAGATACTACTCTAAAGTCGATAATACCACGTCTACCTTGAATTTCTCTCAAGAATGGTTCAACAATATTTTTGAACTGAGTTTGTGAGAATTCATCGTTGAGTTCGAATAAGAAAGATTGAGCTGCGTTAGCAATTGCTTTTTCAACCGCAATAAAGAGTCTTCTTACATTGATTCTGTCAAATGCACTTGGTAAACCAAGACCTGTCTTATCACCAAATAGTACAATTCCTTGTCCTACTTGACTCATTACAGGGTTAACATCTGAAGAGTATAATTGATCTCTTTGTGTTTTATTAGGATTAAAAGCAAGTTTTACAACATTCTTAATTACACCTTTACGGAAACCAGCTGGTGATTCAAAAGGTTCAACTCTTGAAGCAAGACCTGCTGTATCTCCATTTAATGGAACATAACGGTATGTATCGTTGTACTTATCGTATCTGTATTTGTATCCACTATCCATAAACCAGTATGAAGAGTTTTGTAATTTGTTACGATATGCAATGACGTTGTTAAGTTTTGCATTTGTTTTATTTTCGTCTACTACATCAGCTTTAGAAGGTGAAATAAATGCTACTGCATCTTTTCTGTAATCTGCGATATTAGAAATGATGTAGTTAGCAAGCGTTCCGGCTTGGTCACCCTTACCTTGAAGTACGAATGAAACATCGATTTCATTTGCAGATTTGAAAAGATCATATCCTGCAGCAAGAGGTCCTAATGCAACACTTGATTCTGATGTACCATCAGTACCATTTTCAAGTGTTTCATATGAACTGTTTGAACCAACTGCTTCAAAATGTGTAGTATTTGCAACTTCAACCCATGAAGAGCCATTGCGTATTACGTCTACGTAGTAATTTGTTGTTCCGTCTGATAGTTTTGCTGTGGATGTTGTTGAAACGTCTGTATAAAGTTCCAATGCAGTTCCAGCTTGACCAGAGATTGTACCATCGTTATCAATTACAGCAATGTGATAGTTTCCACTTTGCGGTGCTCTACCAAACCAACTTGAATATTTCCACTTTCTATTAATAGAAAGTTTATTAAGATCAGTTTCTGCTAATCTCCAAGATGAACCAAACCCAATTGCGTAATCATACGCAGTTAATGTTTGTGTATTTGCAGTTTCATCGCCGGCTGAATCTCTCATTGTTTCACTAAATGAACTTACTTCGAGCTCTTGGTAACCTACTGAATCGTTTCCAATTACTAGAATATCACCAACTTCAACGGTTCCAGGAGCAATTCTATTTGCTGGAGCTACTTCAAAGTCAACTGTTGTGTCGTTGAATTCTAATGTTTGCTGAATTTGTGTGTTACCTGTTAATTGAGAAGATGTAATGTCACCGACATCAAGAAGGTCATTTGAGAAGCTTGATTCCTTAACATAAGCAACATCGATTGAGTTACCTAGTGCACCAGGATATAAGGCGTCAAAAGCACCAAAAGTGTGCAATTGTGTATTTGCACTTGATGTATCAGATGCAGATGCCTTTACAGCACCATTATCTACTCTAGCCACGTAAAGAGCATTTGCATAAGAAAGGTAGTCTGCTGCTACAAAAAATGTTTCGTAATTGTCATCGCTGGGTTTGCCGAAGCGATTTACTAATCCATTTTCTGAAGAAATAAGAACTGCCTCGCCTACAGGACCCCATCTAAAAACACCCGCAATTGCAGCAGGTGGTGTTGCGATGGCTGGTACCGCTGCTGATGCGTCCACTTCGCGAACTATTACGGAAGGACTTACGGAAAAAGCCATATTATTCTCCTTTAATATTATCTATTTAAAAAACCTAGTCTAATTTTAGTTATCACTGATTTATTTATAAAATGAATGAATTTAAATTTCCCATTCATCTTGAATTGCCTCGAATCCGTCTCGATCTACCATTGGACTACCATCATCTATAAAGCCGAACGGTAATAATTCTTCTTCAATTTGTTCTTCAGTTTTCTGACGAAGCTTTAACAATGTATTTATGTCTGTAAGGTCTTTAAAAAAAGTTTGATCTGATAACCATGAAAAAATGACTAGGTTCATAACCAAATCATCATGAGAGCCAGATTCTGCTTCATATGAAGAGCCTTTTTTACTAAATCGTGATAACTCTTGTATTGTATTATAGTCTTGTACTATAAGTTGATTCTGTTCAATCAACATTTTTAATATTGTACAACCAATAGATTTAACACTTTTAGTTGTACGTATTCCATTATCTACTCTTTTTCCAAATCCTGCCGAAATTCTTTTCCCAGATCTTCCTGCATTTTCGGTATAAAGAAGATTCTCATAACCATAGTCCATCAAGAGAACGTCTGATACTTGTTCACCAATATCATTAATTTCAATCAGAACAGCACTCTCATTGTACATTAATCCTATTCTATATATAATAGAAGCAAAATCTACTGGTGCAACCATATTATCTCTATAAACACAAACTTGTTTATAAGGCATTTGTGTTACATCAATTACACAAAAGGTACTATAATCTAGACCTTTTCCTCTCGAAACATCAACAGTCATTACATAAGAATGTCCTTCTTGCGCATTTTCATATTGAGATAACCCACTTTGTTCTGCTATAGGCCTTGAATATGCTAATTCTTTAAGTTTTGAACCATCAATAAGAGTACCAGAACTTCCTAAGAATTGACAACAATATTCTTGTCTAAACTTTTCTTCATCATAATCTAATGCTTCAAGAGTTTCTTGCTTCCATTTATCATCTCTACCTGGAACATCATTCCACATTACTTCAACATATTGATAACCATTTGTTCCTTCGCGCGCACCTTTGCAAGTTTTCCAAAAATGATTTAAACCATTTGGTGTTGAAGTCATTAATAACTTTGTGCTTTCACCTGCTGATATTGTTGGATATACTGAAGCAAAGAATTCATCAAATCCTTCAATAAATGCAACCTCATCAAGATATAGGAACGAAATAGATTTACCACGAATTGCCGATGATGTTGTTGTACCTGCATATATTTTACA